AAGTTCCTGCATCTAATAATTGGCGGAGAGCGACTGTTGCAGTTCTACTCAATCCGCCAATCATGTGTATTAATCCAAATCCGTAGAATCCTAGTCCTGGCAGAAATTTAAAGTGGACAAAATATTGGACTCTTTGTTTTTTTGGATCATTGGGCGCATAGTTCCTTCTGATAGAAAGAACTATTCCACTACCTTCATCAACTGTTATGATGTAAGGTAGCTTGATACCAGATGGCTCACCATCTGGACCAATATCTTCGAAGCCTTCTAAATCTAGATCGACATGACACTCAAGAAGTGTGTACATCGTTTGTTGTTTTCCAGATTTTTTAGTGCCTTCTAATTCTTTTTCTTTTTTTGAAACTTCATCGGTAGTTGTCATTGCAGGTGGACCAAGATCTACATCTGCGTAAAACTCTGACACTTGTTGTTTTCTTAAATCGTTTTCTGAAATTTTAATAACGTGAATAATAGACTCTGCTTCTTCTAAACTGTTTGCTGTGTATGGCACAATCAAATCATCTGCAGGTATAAATTTAGAAACAGCTCTACCTAATAAATCATCGTAGTAAACTTTTTTAAATGTAGAACCTGCAAGTGGTAAATGAAATAACATGGAGTCAAATTCTGGCTCATACTCTTTCATCTCATCCATGATTAAGTAATTCATGTAATCTTTTACACGTTCAGCTTGTTGTTGTTTTGGAGGTGTATTAACTCCAAGTATTTGTGTTCTTACTGGACCGTCACTTGGTAATAACTCTTTGTATGCTGTAGCTTGAAACTGTGTAACAGCTTCTGCTAACACTGGGTGCGTTGCACCTGAAGCTCCTTGAAACGGCTCCGTTCTATTTTCGTATTTAAATCCTAATAGGTCAAGTCCTTC